CTCGTACAGACGGCGCAGTTCAGCGGCAGTCTCGGGTGTCTGGTCCTTGATCGCTTCGGCAATCTCACGCTCCCGGGCGCGCTGTTGGGCGCCGGCCGGGTCTTGCAGATCGGCCAGGCGGATGCTGGCGTCTTCCATTAAATCCTGGGCCGCGCGCATGGCCTCCGCCAGCTTGGCCACGGCGGCCGCTTCATCCTCCAATGCCCAGATGCGCTCCTGCATCGGCCGTAGGGACTCATTGATAGCCGCCAGTTCCAGCCGGCGGCGTTCGGCCAGGGCGGCCTCGGGGCCCTGTTCCAGTTCCAGGGTCAACAGGGCCAGCTCCTGCCGGGCATCGGCCAGGGCCTTCTCCTGGGCGATCAGGGGGTCATACACGGCCTTGAGGTCTGCCAGGCTGGCGCCGAGCATGGCCATTTGTTCGGTTGTCAGCTTGCCGCTCTCGTACAGGTCCAGCAGGGCGGCGCCGGTATTCGGCATCTCCAGGCCCAGATCGGCAAAGACCTCCTTCAGCCGGTCCATACTGGCAGCGGCAGTGCTGGCCGGATCAATCCATCCCTGGAAGGCCTCGGCGGCGTCATAGAGCAGGTCGAAGGCGGGCGCCAGTTCCAGCAGGCCGGCGTACAGTTTCTTGCCCGCTTCGCTGGTGAGATTGATCGAGCCCATCAGGTCGTTGAAAGCCTCCCGCGTGGGCGGGATACCGGCGATGAGGGCGGCGTAAATGGCAGCGTTGGGATCGCCCGGGGTGACGGTCGTGGTAATGTTCTCGACCTGGGCCGGAATTTGCGCGGCATCAGTGATTTTATCCACGCCTTCCGTGAGCGAAACGACATAATCCGTCCACGCCTGGCCGCCGTCCTTCATGCTGGCCATCCAGGCGGCTGTGGCTTCCTTGTCCTTCTGCATTAGCTTGTACAGGGCCACGGTCTCCGCCCCGCCATAGCCGCCGCGGGCCAGATCATCGCCGCCCAGCGCGTTTTTGGCCAAGGTGGCGGCATCGGTCACGGCGGTGGCGACTGCGGTGCTGGCCTCCGTCGCCAGGGTTTTGACGGTGGTGGTGATGTCCTGGCCCAGCGCCAGAATCTCATCGCGCAGCTTGGGCAATTTGCTCTTGATGGAGTCGATGGCCTCGCCCATCAGGCGGTTGACTTTCTCCTGAGCCGAGAAGAATTGATCGTAGTAGAAGGACTGGGCGGCGGTCAGCTTCTCCAGCCCGCCGAAGGCTTCAGCCAGTTGATCGCCGAACTCCAACACCTGACTGCCGCTCATGCCTTTTAGGGAAGTGGCGGTGAGCCGGGCGGCCAGTTCGACTTGCTGCGTCGTCGCCAGCAGGCGGGCGATCGTCTCGCCGCTGGCTTCGCTGGCGTTGCCGAACTCCGTCACGTAGTCACGCAGGAGCTGAATATCCGCGCCCAGTTCACCGGTCACGCCCAGCAGTTTGCCGATGGGGGTGTCCCAGGACTCAGACACTTCCTTGTAGGCGAGCACGGCGTTCATGGCGTTGCCAATCTGCTCTGCGGCCTTCTCGGCATCGGCCTCCAGATCGCCGGCCTCATCGCGCAGGGCCTTGGCCATGACATCGCCGGTCTTGGCGCCAAAATTCAGAATTTCCGTAAAGAGGACATCAAAAGCCTGGTCGAAGCTGAAGGTCTTATTGTTCCAGCGCAGCCCCTTGCCGCCGTCCACATGGACGTTGGAATTGATCATGTCCCTGACCTGGGCGGCCACTTCCTTGCCGTAGAATTCCGCCAGGGCATCCGCCATTTCGGCCATGGCATCGAACGCCTCCTTGTATTCGTTCGCATCCACCTTGTGCGACTTGCCGCCGAAGCCGAAGCTCACGCCAAGGCCCTTGGAGGTGGAGTAAACGTTATCCTCCCAGGCGCGCATCGGGCCCACGTCCCAGGCGGCACGGGGCGGGGTGTCTGACTTTTTGAGGATGACGGCGGCGGCACCAATAACGGCGATGGCGGGAAGGAGATAGGGCGCGGCCATGCCCATAGCGGCGGCAAATTGGCCGCCCGACGCCATGCTGCCAGCGGCGGCTAGGTTGCCGCCCATGGCGCCAAAGTACCCCGTGATGCCGCCACCCGCTCCGGCCATGGCGCCGACCGCCTCAGTCCATCCGCCCATGATGCCAGAGAAGGCGGCGCCCGAGAAAATGGACTGGATGCCCTTGCCCAGCGTGCCGATCCCTTGCATCATGCCGCCGATACCGCCCCCGCCGCCGCCCAGCAGGCTGCCAGCGGCGCCCTGGGCGCTGGCGCCACCCGGTAGCATGGCGGTGGAGATGGCGACCGTCAGCGGGCGCGTGAGGAGGGCATGGGCCATTTCTGCCAGCCAGTTGAGCAGCATGTCCTTTACTTTCTCGAAGGTATTGCCAGAGCCGGTGATAAGGGACTTCCACATGTCGGCGAACATGTCGTCGATGCGCTCGACGGCCCGCTCCCAGGCTTTGGCGAAGGCGCCTGCCTCCTTGGTGGCCTTCTCGCCGGTGTCGGCCATCTCCTTTTTCATGGCGGCGAGGATGGCGGTGGCGTGTTCGGAGCCGTCCGCGCCAGCGGCGACGGCTTTATTGAGGATCTCCTGCTGCTCGGCAAACTTCAGGGCGCGGGCTTCGGCGGGGAGGTATTGGTCGATGAGGCGGCGCATGGCGGCGTTGTAGTCGTCCAGCTCCTGGGCGGCCTTGCTGGCGGACCCGCCGCCCTTGCCGCCCTTGCCGCCGGTCTTTTCCAGGCTGCTGTTGAGGCCGTCATTGGCGGCGCGGGCGATGTTGCTGCTCTTGCCCAGGCTGATCTGGGATCGCGCCAGTTTGTCGCGCTCCTTCGTGCCGCCGGTGATGGCGGCGGCGAGCTGGCGCTCGGTAACGGCCATCTCGGTATTGGCCATCTCCTGGGCTTGCGTGGCGGTGATGGCCTCTGACTGGATGCGGGTGGTCTCTTCGATGGCGGCCTGTTGCAGGTCGAGGGCGGCCTGTTCGCTGGCCAGGCCGGCCACGGCTTCGCGGCGGGCGATGTTTGCGTCCGCTTCGGCGTCGGTCAGGCCGTGGACGCTCGCGGCGAGCTGGTCCACGCCCGCGATCATGGCATCCGGCACCAACACATCCGGCATGGCGCTCATGGCCGCCGACATGCTGGCGAGGTTGTCACGAGCATTGGTTGCTACGCTGGCCAGGATGCGGCCGATCTGCACCGCCATGTTATGCCAGACATTGAGGGCGAAGGCCTTCATGCTGAGCCATAGCTGGCCGATGCCGACTACCAGGCTGTCCACGGCGGCCAGGATCAACATCCCCATACGTTCCGCTTCGCTAGTGATGAGGGTGAAGGCCTGGCGGGCGTAGGTCGGCAGGTCAAGGTAAAGCTGGCCCCAATCCTCGATTAAGCTGCCCACATAGCGCAGGGTATCCCCCGCCCAGGTCTGCATGAGGTCGTCTACCAGATCAACCGCATCCTCGGCGAGCATGGCCCACGCCGCCCAGTCTTGCGCCAGCGAGCCATCCGCGATGTATCGCCCCATGTCGCCCAGGGCGTTGCTGATGGATTGCAGGCCGGCGGTGATGGCAGCCGTGGCGCCCTGGTCGCCCAGCTCGACCAGGAGCTGATCCCAGGCGTCGCCGACGTTGGACATAGCCACGCCCAGGGTCTGGGCCTGGCGGTCGATGGCGCCGGCGAAGTCAACGTCGCCGATGCGGCGCAGATACTGCTCGATCTCCGCGGCGTTTTTGCCGATTTCGGTCGTCATGCCGCGAAAGGTCAGGCTAACCCGGTCTTTCTCCACGCTGGCCTTGATGCCGAATTCCTTGAGCCGCTCGAACTCGCCGGTGGCGGCGTCCGCCACGGCTTCAATCATTTGCTCCAGGCTTTTGCCCATGGCGCTGGCGGTGTTGGCGTAGCTCATCATCGCCGCTTCGCTGGGGTCTAACCCCATGGCTTTGAGCTTGATGAAGCCCTGCACCGCCTGTTCGAGGCTGAAGGGAGTTTTGGCGGCGAAGGCCTGCATGCGCTCCCAGGCGACGGTGGCCATCTCCAGGGAGCCGGTGACTGTTTCCAGCGAGCCGCGCAGGGCGCCGGCGCTTTTGTTGGCGGCCAGGAAGGAGGCGGCCAGTTGCTGCACGCCGAGGCCGGCAGCGGCGGTCAGGGCCAGGCCCTTGAGCGAGGACACAAGGCCGGTCATGCCGCTGCCGGTGCGGCGGGCGGCGCCGTCCAGCCCATCCAGTTCCCCCCGGACCCGGCGCACGCCGGCAACCGCGGCGGTGCCGTCGGCATTGATGCGGATTGAGACGGTCATCGGGGCGGCCATGGCGACTCCTACTTACGGGCGGGCTTTTTGGCCTGTTCGCGCTGGTGGCGCTCGTAGTCGATGCGCAGTTGCGCCTCTTCGAGCGTTTGCAGGTCGGCGAACAGGGCGGGGCGGTCGGTGGCGGGGATGGCGCGCAGGCTCATGAGGGCACGCACGCCGGCATAGTCCAGGCCGGTCCTGGCGCCGTCCATGCCGGCGTAGCGCCATTGGGTATCAACGGCCAGGTACAGGTTGACGCTGGCCACGTTGGCTGGCCAGAGCTCGGGGGCCTGGCATTGGTCGCACCATGTGGCCTGCTCGCGGGCTTCCATGCACACGCGGCAGGTGCTGAGGGTGGCCGCCTGGCCGTCCGCGCTGGGGGCGTCCTGCCGCCAGCGCAACCAGGCGATCAGTTTTTTCGGCGGCCGTCATCGTCCAGATCGCGGATAGCCTGGCGCACGGCTTTCACCACCCAGGTGCCCATGTCGAGCACGGCGCGCAAGCGGTCAGCGCTGTAGGCCAGGGGGGTGCCGTCTTCGTCGCCGACTTCCTGCCAGTCCACGACGCGCGCCACCAGCTCGTCAATGTCGCGCTCGATGGCGTCGGGGCTGATGGCCTCCTCCAGGGCGACGAAACGGGCCAGCATGGCGGGGGCGGAGTCGATAGCGCCGGACGCAGATTCGGCCTCCAGCCGCGCCACTTGTTCGGCCACCGCCTCATGCTTTTTGGCGGCATTTTCCTTGTGGCTGATCAGTTTGACCTTGAGCTTAAGGCGGACCTCGCCGTCCGGGTCGGGGATCTTGATTTGCAGCCAGGTTTCGCGGGAGGTTTGAAGTTTGAACATGGGTCAGGTCTCGGGTTGGTCAGTGAAACAGGCGGTCAGTAAAGGCGCCAGAGCCCGGGCAAGCACCCGGGGCCTGGCTACCGGCGACTGACCAGCGCCGGGTTAGGCGATCACGGTATCCGCCAGGGGTGACAGCAAGACCGCCACCAGGCCCTTGTCGGTGGCGCCGGACTTGTAGCCGGTGAAGTTGAACGACACTTCCATGCCGCCGGGGCTGTTGATGGGCGGGGTGGCCAGCTCGATCTGGGCATGATCCAGCTTAAGTGACAGGCTTTCGTTGCCAGCGGTGCCGCCGGTGCCCGTGCCGAAGGTCAGGATCACCTCGAGGGCGGTATCGGTGCGGGCAATGGCCTTATCGAGGTAGGCGCTAAAGAGGGCCGTATCGACAATGGCCGTAACCGCGCCGGAGACATCGGCAAAGCCTTCTGGCAGGTCGGTACGCTCGCCGCCGTTGCCGATGGCATAGCGACCCGTGTCCACGTTGTTGTTGATGGTGAACTGCACGCTCTTGAGGTTGGTGACCGCGGAGCCGCCGACCTTCACTACGCAATCCGGCGCAAACCAGCCAGTGTGACCGGTGTCGCCCAGGCTGGCATCCAGCGGGGCGGCGGCGATGGCATATTTAGCGCCATTGAGCTGCATTTGCAGGGTGGCGGCGCCCTCCTGGGGAATATCGATGGTGGCTTGGGCCACGCGGCAGCCGAGGAAGTGTTCCACCTTCGAGGCGATATTGGTGGTCCAGTCCCGCTCGACAATCAGGCCTACCGGCAGGTCCTTGGGGCGGAAGGTGTGGGTATAAGGGGCCCCCGCGCCGGTGGTGACTGGCGCGCCGAGGACGTGCCGCAGGAAAAAGCCGACGTGCTCGGGCGCCAATTCGACATTGAGATTGCCGCTCACGTCGTAATTGCCCGCGCCCGGGCGGGGGCGGGAACGATCCGAGCTGATGGTATTGGGTTGAATGTTGTTCCTGGAGGCAGCCAGTGAGCATTCTGTGTAGTAAGCCAGCATCCCCTTGGTGACGCTGGTGGTGGTTTTGTAAGTCACTTCGTCATAGACGGCGACTTTGACGGCGGAACCTAAAACGGCCATGGGTTAATCCTCGACGGGGGCGTGGGCGGTGGGGGTGGCGGCTGGGACGACGACGAAGCCGCGCGGGGCCAGGCGGGCCGCCACCTCGCGCGTGACCTCGTATTCCACGCCGGTTAAATAGGGGCCAAAGGCCACATAAAGGCGGTTGGGGTTAATGATGCGCACGGTCTCGGGGGGCGCGGCTTTGCTTGGCATATCAGCTCCGAGGGGTGGTGTCAGGGCAGGCGTCCGCGCAGGGTGCGGCCCCGTCCGGTAACGTAATGTTCCAGCCAGGCGATGCGGGTGCTGGGGTCGTCCCCCAGATCGAACAGGCGGCCCCCGACATAGCGATAAGGCTCCCAGTCCGTATCCGGCCGGTAGCCGTCCAGGCTGTCAAAAATGGCTTCCCGCACATCACGCAGCCGGGTCAGACGGGTCTGGCCATCGTCCGGAGTGGCGTCGCGCAGCTCGATGAGGAGCCCCAGGGTATCGGTGAACTGGCCATTGGCTACCTGGGTCTGCTCGCCAAAGACCAGCACGGCCACAGGGCTCCGCGTCGCGCGGGCCTTGGCCAGATCCTGAGCGTTGCCGACCTCGTAACAGGCCGCCCCAAGCTCCGCCAGATCGGTTTCCAGGCGGGTGACAATTAGGCCAGGGTCGGAACAAGGGACCATCAGAAGCCCCGGGCGCCGGTGGCGGTGACGGTGGTCATGGCCGCGGCGTTGGCGCTATCGGTTACGGGCGGATCGCCCAGAGCCAGTTCGCTCTTGGCCAGGGCCTTGAGGGTGATTAGGTGGCGCTCGGCGGCCTCCTTGACCGGCAGCGGGATTTCGTCCGGGTAGAGATTGCGCCGGGCCAAATCGAGCTGGATATGCTTCAGCAACACATCGTCACTGGGCAGGGTGCGATTGCCGAGATGAGAGCGGATTTCCGCCTCGGCCAGATCCATGGCCTCCTGACATTTTGTCAGGTTGGGTTCGCCATCGTCCCAGCCCGTGAGCTCGGTTATCTCCGGGCGACTGTCCGGGTTGAACTTGGCCAGCAGGTCGGTCGTGGTGGCCCAGGTCATGGCGTAATCAGGACCTCGATCCGGTTGATCGCCCGCAGTTCATCCACCTGGCGCGCGCTGAGATAGCCCGGTGGCAAATAGGTAGCACCGGGTTGAAACCAGCGCCCGCAGGCGAACACGGGCCGGCCTGTTACGGTTACCCGCACCCCGGCCGGAGCCGGGGCAGGGGTATAGCGCCGAGTGGCCATGCTTAGCCGAGGCCGGTGGAACCGACGGAGAGCTGCCAGAAGCCATAGGCCCCAGCCGCGCGGGCCTCGGCGCCGAACTTGAATTCGCGCCGATTGAACACGTCGTCGTTCTCCATCGAGGTCTGGCTAACGAACGTCGGGGCCTTGCGGGTCTGCAAGACGAAGGGCTTGATGGCCCCGCGGTTGCTGACGTGCAGCATCCAGGCGGTGTCACTGGTCAGGCGCGGATTGACCTGGACCCGGCACGTCCCCCGGTAGGGGTTCGGGCTGTCGTCTGCCAGCTTGTCGGCGTTGGCGATGATCAGGGCCACGGCTTCCAGGGCGGGCGGCACTTCCAGGAGATCCGGCATCAAGCCCAGGGGCTGGCCTTCCTCGTCCGTGAACTTCATGATCGCCTGCCGTGCAGCACCATAGGAGCTGACCAGGGCCGCGAGGGACGCGGCGGACAGGGCGGCCGTCAGCTTGTTGTCCTGGGTAATGGTGGTCCCGCCGGCGTTGGTCAACGTGTGGGAGTCGCTGTAATAGGCCACGCCATCCATGCCCAGGCCGGTGAAGGCGGCATTTTTCAGGCTGGTCACGATGTCGCCGTACAGCTCGCCAGCGGACTGACCGGCCATCTGCGCCTGCGCGTTGTAGATGCCGAGCTGGTCGTCTTCGAGGTCATTACGGTCAACGGCGATGGTCGTTTCCCAGTCCAGGTTCTTGACGTAGTAATTGCCAAGCGCCAGGGCTTTGATGTGCTTGTCGCCGACCCATTGCCGCATTTTGGGGAAGCGGTTGAGCCAAGCGTAATCAACCCCGGTGCTGTTGCTGGGGACCAGCATGGTAGTAGCCTGGTAGTCCGTGGGGACCGCGACCAGGGCGTTGTTGAATTGCGAAGAGAGGCCGGTAAAGACGGCCCGGATGGCGCTGCCATTGATAAGCATGGGAGGGCTCCTGTTAGCCGTTAAGTGGCCGGGGTGATGAGGAC